AAGTATTATGGGATGGATTTAAAACACTATATAAGCAAGAAGATAAGTATATAATGACCTTAGAACAATTAAAAATCAAAGAAGGAAATATTATGCAAACCTACGATAAATACACTTTGCCACCTTCTATTGATAAGAGTGAGTTTTAATTGGATATTTTTGATAGGTTGCTCTTGTTCACCTTTGCCATATTTAATTTATATATGCTTTGGCGAGTAAACAGGATAGAACAAGAACGACCAAGTTATGAAGATATTAAAAACATCTTCCAAATTATGATTGATGAAATAGAAAGTAAAGAAAATTATGAATAGTGTTTACAGGTTTATTGCTAAGAGTATTAACAAGTTAGATGAAAGAGTTGAAGAGTTTAAGATAGAGCATAAGATAAAATAAACCTTTATAAGATAATTGTTTACTTTTCTCAAATAGAACCTGGGAAGGGAAGAAGGATAGGCCTAAAAACCTATCCTTTTTTGTGTTTCTATTTATATAACTGTAAACGTGTAATACTTTAAAAGATCTAGAATATCGTAAAATATAATAAGACAACGCTTCTAGAGGATTAATTGTATGTTTAAAGCAAAACCTGAAGATTTAAAAATGGATGACTATGTATCTTGGGGTACTTCTGCGTCTGATGCAAGAGGTAAGATTGTAGATATTCGTACAGATGGCGAAGTACAGTCATCAATCTCAGACTATACTTTGACTGGTACACCTGAAGACCCTGTATATCTTATTAAATTAGTGCAAAAAGATCAAGATGGTAAAGATGTTTTGACAGAACAAACAGTAGTCCATAGAGCCGATGCATTAAGAGTAATTCCTGATCCTATTAAGTCGATGAAGACTTTTTACTCATCACAAATTAAAGCTAAAGAAAATGGTGTTGTTGAGGGTTATTTAGTTCGTTTTGGTAATCCTAATGACACTGATTTAGAAAAAGACTATTTTACCAAGAACACAGACTTTGGATTTGAATTTGATAATGGTGAAAGTCATAAGCTTGGTCTTTATTATAATCACGGCATGGATAAAACGCTTGGTACTAAAAAGATTGGCTATGGCGAAGTGATGATGGATGATAAAGGTCTTTGGTATTCTGCTCAATTAAACATGGCTGATGAATATGCAAAGATGATTTATGACATGGCAAAACAAGGAAAGATTGGTTTCTCTTCTGGTTCTGCCTCACATATGGTTGAAAGAGAAATGATGGGTAAGGCTTTTGAAATTAAGAGATGGGCATTAGCTGAAGCATCATTAACACCTACCCCTGCTGAATCAAGAAATATGGTAGAAGCAAAGAGATATTTTGATGAAGAAGGCAGATTTGTTGACTATACCGATAAGGAAAAAAGAGAAATGTCAAAGAAATCTGAAGACGAATACGAAATGGATAGTCATGAAGTAGACAATATGGTGGAAGGATTAATGATGATTAATGCCTCACCAGAAGAAATTGCCTCTACTATTTATGATGGTGTTGAAGAAGACCTAGTAGCTGATTCAATTCACTGCCTCTATAAGCGCATGATAGAGGGTGTTTTAGGCGTTATTGAATCTAATGGTGATCTTGCTACTATTAATGCAGTAGTTCAAGGTTTCCACGACAGAGTAATGATGGTTGCAGATAAGTATGTTGCAATGCCAGAAGCTCAAATGTCAATGGAAATGGAAGCAATGAAAAGTATTGTTGCTAAATCACCTGAAAATATAAAACAATGTGAAAGAGCCTTGCGTGATGCTATGGACCTTTCTCGCAGCCAAGCTAAAGGTTTGGCAAAATTGGTTTGGTCTCATTTGCGTGATGTAGATGATATTCAAGAACCAGAAATTAAAAAAACAATTGATATTGATAAAGAAGCTGAAAGAAATGCATTACTAACAGCAGCTTTGAAATATTTAGTTTAAGTCGAAGTACAAGACTAAGGTAAAAAAAAATGACACTTGAAGAAATCCAAGCCAAAATCAAAGACAATGCGATTAAGGCTACCGAAATCCTTGAGCTTGAGAATGCAGACACAAATGCAGCTAAAGCTCTTATCAATGAAAATAAGCAATTGGAAGAAAAAGCAGAGATGATTAAAGCTCTTGCTGAAGTTCCTGTTGCATCTGAAAACGTAGAGGTAAAGAAAATGTCCGATATTATTATTCCTAGCTCTTCATCTTTTAAAAATGTGAAGAGTTTTTCACCAGATTCCCGTGCAGAAAAAGAAAAGATGGGTTATGCTTTTGGTCAGTTGGCTAAAATGGTTGGCCGTAATGACAAAAAGGCTCATCAATGGTTAGTCGAAAATGGCTACTACACAAAGGGTCAAAACGAAACAACCGATGCAGACGGTGGCTATTTAGTTCCACAGATTCTTGCTCGTGAAGTAATTTTCCTTCGTGACTCTTATGGTGTTATGAGACAAAATGCTCGTGTCATGGGTATGTCAAGCGATAACTTGAACGTTCCTAAAAACACTGCATCTACAACTGCATATTGGCCAGCTGAAAACACCAACATTACTGCATCACAAGTTACTTTTGCAAACGTTCAAATCCTTGCAAAGAAACTTGCTATTCTTACACAGGTTTCTTCAGAATTGCAAGAAGACTCCATTGTTGATGTCGGTGCTACATTGGCTCAAGATATGGCTTATGTAATGGCATATAATGAAGACCTTGCAACCTTCTTAGGTGATGGTACTTCCACTTATGGTGGTATTACTGGTGTAGTTCCACAGATTGCTGGTGTTAACGGTGGTTCTAACGCAGGTTGGATTTACACTGGTGCTGATGTAACTGGCGACTGGAATGCAACTACTCTTGCTGACCTTCGTAAACTTACTGCTGCTATTCCTCAATATGCAGATCGTCCAGGTGAGTGTGCATTCTATATGAACCGTGCATTCTTTCAGCAAGTCGTATGCAACGATCTTGACGCACTTTCTGGAAACGGCTTCTTTGACCTTACTGCAGCTCCAGGACCTAACCCAACATTGTTTGGTTATCCTGTCATCTACACTCAAGTATTAAGCCAAGACCCAACACCTGCAGCTGACACTGCTCTTGCACTCTTTGGTAATATGTCCACTGGTGCAATCATGGGTTCCAGACGTGACCTTCGTATCCAAGTTTCTGATCAAGCTGGTTTCATTAGTGATTCCTTATTCTTCAGAGCTACAGAAAGATTTGGATTTAAATATCACGATCTTCCAACAGCATCCGTTTGTGGATCTATTGCAGTCCTCGTCGCTAACAACTAATAGTATCATTAAGATAAGAGAAAGGCCAGAGAAATCTGGTCTTTTTTTTTCTTTATTACTAATATCGTAAAATATAATAGGAAAACAATTGAGGATTTAAAACTATGCCATTAAGTCGTTTACAAGCTATTAAAAAACTAAGTTGGATGACACAAGCTGATGCATTTCCTGAGCTTGATTCTAATGCACTTGGAGAATTAATTGATGAGCATAAAAGATTCTCAACTTGGACTGCCTCTACTCAATATTATGTGGGAGACCAAATTGTTGCAACGACGCCTAATGGACGTGTATATCAATGCACAATTGCTGGTACTAGTGGCACTGTGGAGCCTAATTTTCCTCAAATTATGTATGCTGTTGGTCAAAACTTTAATGATGGCGTAGTTCCAGCAGATGAGTTTCCTTTAACTTGGCGTGATACTGGTTTCGTCCAACAAGAAATATACGATGTAAGAGCATCCGCAAGAGAAGGATGGATGAGAAAAGCTAGTATTGCAGCTAATTTACTCAATACAGATGATGGTGCAACAAAGGTAGACTTGAATAAATTGATTGAAAATTGCCATGCTCAAGCTGCTAAATTTAGATCATTTGGAATACTCTAATGCCTACTCCAACCACCCTTTTAAATACACTAAGAGCTGCATCTGCTTATTATATGATGTCTGATAATGTTCGTATTTTAAGATCAGAATCATGGTCAGATGAGTATGGTGGTGTTTACACAGACTATACTGTTGTTTCCACTCAAAAAGCTAGATTAACACATAGACAATATCAGGAAGAGCCTATTGGTGGTGGAATTACTAACAAAGATGAGTATTACTTTATATTTGAAGATGCAACAGATATAAGGTTTGAAGATAGAGTTGAAATTGTAAACGACCCTAATAGTACTAGATATTTCCTTGTTGTTGGAGTTGATGATGTTGTTACACAAGGAATTTTCAAGACTGCCAAAGTAGAGGTTAATTACAACTAATGGAAAACATCAACTGGGCAGAACTAATTGTATTTTTCTTAAGTAATGCAGTTTTACTCGTTACTGGATACGTTAATATGCAAATTAAGATTAGTAATTTGGATATTAAACTTTTAAACTTTGATAAATCTATGGAAAAATTAGTTAACAAAGTTGATACATTAGACAAGCACCAGTTAGAGCTTCACACTAATTTAACAAGATTAGAAACACGATTTGAAATGATTGAGAGAGAGAGATAATAAAATGGCAATACCACCAGGAAGTTTACAATTAGAATTAGATGCTGGAAATGTAAGTTCTTATTCAGGTTCAGGAACAGCATGGAATGACCTTACATTTAACAATTTTGACTATACCATGGTCAATCCTATCTGGTCAGCATCAGAAGGTGGATATTTTACATTTGTTAGCCCAGGTGATGGTCCTGCTCCAACTAACTATGGATTTAAGACAACATTAGGTCCTATCACTACTGCTCAAACAGATATCACAATGCAAGCTTGGATAAGAGTACCAGCTCAACCAGGTGGAACTATTGATGGAATTACTATTTTTACAAATGGTAATGAAGGTCCTGGTTATGGTTATTATTTGGACATTCAATGGGCATATTATGCATTTACTGGAAGAATGCCTGGTATGGGTATTCCTACAACTGCTGGATATTTTGCCACTGATGCTGGAGATGCTTTTCCTACAGATACATGGACATTATTTACTATAACAGTTGATTCAACTCCAGATATGAAGATTTATTATAACGGTACACTCATAGAAACATTCTCTAGTGTATCAATGGGTAATGCACCTACTGCTAGTGCTCAACTTTATATTGGCACTAATAATGCTTCACCTCCCTATCCAAAAGCATTTAATGGTGATATGGCTGTAATCAGATTTTATGATGCAGCATTAAGCCAACCAGACATTTTGAACCAATACAATACAGAAGTTGGAAGATTTACACCAACACCTCCACCAACACCATATGTAGGTCTTGTAGGTGGTAGACAATTTGGTCAAGGATTTAACGGATAATATTTTAGCAACATCTTGGAGAATTAATAATGTTTTATGTATTACAAAATGAAAGTACAGCAGCTTTAAGAAGAGTACCAATTCTCTTAACTGATGCTGCGACTGGTACTTCAGCACAAACTGGCATAGCCTTAACTAATATATTTCCTTATGTAAATATTAATGGTGGAGCTTTTGCTGGCGGTGCTGGTACTGTTGCTGAAGCTGGCTATGGTCAATACTACTATCAATTTGACGCTTCAGAAGTTGCTACTTTAGGTCTTGCTGGTATTCACATTACTGCAGCTGGATGTAGAAATTATGATGCAATTGCTCAAGTAGCTGCATTTAATATGTATTCTGGAGGCGGGGTTGGAATCTCAGCTGGCGACGTGTGGGAATACGATATTTCTGCGATTACAACTGCTGGAACTGCTGGAAGCCAATTAAATACATCTGCTTCTGGTGGCGGAGCTGGTCTCTCAGCCTATGACGTATGGTCATTTGATTATCTAAATGCTCCAGGTGGTGTTGTTGTTAACTCATCAGCTGAAAGATTAGAAGAAACTAGAACTCAAGCATACCAAGCTGCAAGTTTAGCTATTCCATCAACATCTGATATTTGGAATTATGATATTTCAAGTAATACTGATCCTACTGCAGGATTTAGTCTTTATCAATCAGCAATTGGAGCTACTACAGCTGCTGAACAAGTATGGAATTATGACATCTCAGCTATTACAACTGCTGGTACTGCTGGAAGCCAACTCAACTTATCTGCATTACCAGTGGGCGCTGGGTTAACCAGTGGAGATGTATGGTCTTACAGTGATAGAACAATTACTGGTGGTTCTGTAACTTCAGTTGTTGACCCTGTTGAAATTACTACTACTTC